TATCAACTGCTGCAGTAGAATCTGCTTCGAAGTCACCTCTATCATTATCAACTGGTTGTTTGTGGAAGATTACTTGTTCGTTATCTCCGTTTGTTACAACACCTGCTAAAGTAACGAATACGATGTTTCCACCAGATAATCTTGTATACTGTGGTACTACAGATCCAGAAGATAATCTAAATGCTCTAATTCCAGTTTCATCGAAGTTTGCAATAGATGCAGTAGCAACTGCTACAGTTTCGTAAGAACCAGAAGCGATGTCTGTATCGTAGTTTAAGTCAGATAAAGTAGCAGCAGCAACAGTTGTAGCTGATTCAGTACCAGTTGCTTGGTTGATAGAGTATCCGAACTGTCCAGCTCCGTATAATCCACCTTCTACGTCTTGATCTACAGCCATTTTACTGTTAGCAGTAGATACGTTTCCGTACATATTCTCTCCGTCTGTTCTTCCGTTAGTCGCAGTTCCGTATTTGAAGTCTAAGTAAAATACAAGTCCTGAAGGTAAGTTCATTGGTTGTACAGATACGAAGTCTTGTGCTACGATTTGAGCAAATACTTTACGTACTAATGGTAAAGCTACTCCTGCCCATTGTTCACCTTGTCCTGCAGTGAAAGATCCACCACCGACATTAGTGTTATTTGCTTCAGCAACGATTTGTTTTGCTTGGTTCTCTAAGATCATTGCCATGTTGTTTGCATAGCGCTCATCTTTGATACCTTCTAACAAACCAGACTGTTTCCATTTGTCTGCTAATTTAGCAGCGTCTGCTTGAACACTTTTATAATTGTTCGAGCTTTCTAATAGGTTGTTAATTTCCATGATTTAATTTAAAAAAATTATTTAATAATTCCAGCTAATTTTTGCATTCTTCTTACAGCATCAGATACTTCTGAGATTACTTCTGGTTTAGAAGCTGTTGTTCCAGTAGCTTTAGATGCCATACCTTTGAATTTTGATTCAGTAACTGTTTCTTTCTTTGTAGTAACTACATTTTCAGAAACTGTTTCGAATACTAGTTTAACTTCTTTTACTGTTTCGGCTTTGTCGAAAGCAGCAATTACGTTAACTTTTTGTGACTCTGTAAGGTTATTTGCCTTAAAGATTTTGTTTACATAAAGTAATTTTGAATTCAGAAGGTTTGTCTCGTGAAGATCTTTTTTAAGTTGCTCGATTGTCTCTAAAGCTTCTTTCAATTCTTCTTCACTTACAACACGGTTAATGTTAGTTCCCTGAGCTTGTGAATCAGTAGTATCTTGAACTTCAGTTGAGTTAGCAGTTGATACTTCCTCTACCTTATCTTCTTCTTCTTCTTTATCCTCACCTTCAGCTACTGTAGCTTCTAGTTCAGCAAGAAGTTCGTCAAGATCAATTTCTTCTTCTTCTTCTCCTGGTACTCCCATATCATCAGCAGGTTCTTCGAGGGGAGCTTCATCGCCCATACCTTCGATGTCACCACCGTCCATGTCGTCCATTCCTAATTCTTCTTCTCCGCCGCCGCCAATTTCTTGAGCTACGATGTCACGAATCATGTCTTTAAACTGATCTACAGTTATATTTCCAATTTCTTCGTCACCTTCTACGGCTTCTTCTTCCTCGCCTTCTAAATCGTCAGCGGGTTCTTCGATTTCGATATCTGCTTCGTCCTCTGATTCTTCAGAGTCATCCTCGGCTTCTTCTTCGTCTTCAGCTTCTGCTACTGCAGGAACTTCTGTAAGGTCTTCGTCAATTGCTTCGTCTTTTTTGTCTTTATCCATTCCTTCTTCTACCTCTTCTTCTTCGACTTCGTTTACTACTTCTTCTACTTCATCGGATTTTTCTTCCATTTCTTGTAGTTTAGCAGCCAACATGTCTTTTAGATGAGGAGTTAAAGTCTCTTCTAAAGCTTCCTTAGCGTTAGCAATAGCGGCTTCTCTTACAGATTTAGCTTCAGCAATAGCTTGCTTGAATAAATCTTTGTTTGCCATTTTAAAAATAAATTGTTGTGATTTCTACGATTATTGAGAATCGTAATAGAAAGGTTAATTTTTTT